ATCGGTGAATATGATCCTTTCTCAATCTGCCTCATGGCCCTGTCTGAACAGGCACACATCTGGCTAACCAGAGACGAAGACGGTCAAGTGATAACCGTAATAGTCACTAGGTTCACCTCCAGCGCAAACAGCAAGTCTCTGCTTATTATGACCTGCGCTGGGCAAGTCCCTGACTGGGACACTTGGACCGCTCATCATACAACACTCGAAGAGTTCGCAAAGAAGAACGGGTGCAATTCAATGCAAGTGTGGGGCCGTCGAGGCTGGGAACGAAGGCTTCGTCATCTAGAGAGCAACAAAGGTAAGCCCTACCAGCTTCTCTACCACGTCTACAATATGGAGATTTAAAATGGGAAATTCTTTCCTCAATATGTTCGGCCCCGGGCGGTACCTTAACCCTCGTGCTTCTGGGATGATTGTGTTTGGTGGCGGCGGCTCTAGCGGCCCGTCTTTGGCTGACATCAAAGGCGCTGTTAAAGAATACGCTGACCCCGAGTTCAAAGACGTATTCAGTGGCCAAGACGACATCAGTGGCGACATAACTGATATGAACTACGACATGAACCGTGGTTACGCAGACCTCGATAATGCTATCGACGACGTATATTCTGGTATGACCTCTGGCTTTGGTTCCGCAGAGCGGGGTCTCAGCAACCTATCAGACGACGTAGAGGGTGTAGGTGACCAAGTATCTACTGGGTTTAGTGATCAAGAAGATTATATAGACGACGCCTTCGACGGCCAAGAAGACTTCATCACGGATGAGTTTGGTGACCAGCAACAATACATTAGTGGTGAATTTAAGCAACAAGGTGAGGAGCTTACCGAGGGCTTCGAAGATACCCAAGGTGACATTGCTGATTCACGCACAGACATACTAGACAGACTTGGGACCAACAAAACGGACCTTGAAGGCTTTCTGAATGACAAGTTTGGAAGCATCTCTACCATGACAGGTGGGCGTTTCGACAGCGTAGACGGCCTTCTAGGCACACTACAGACTGGGCAGACCTCTGGCTTCGATGATCTCACCCGTGATATGACCGCTGGACAAAGTGGCATTCAATCCGCCGTAGATGGTATGAGCGGAAACCTCGACACCTATTACGGCGACCTGTCACAGGGTCAGCAAGATATGTCCGGTACCTTAGGCGGACTAACATCCGACTTCTCAACCTTCACCGATCAATATGGCGATGACACTACTCTGGCTAACCGTGCCCGTAATGACCTGACGACAGGCCTACAGAACGCCGTATCTGGCATTCAAGGTAGCTTGGCAGAAAGTGCTGCGTCTACTGAGGATCAGATCCGATCTGCCGCAGAAGGTAACACACGAGCCACAGAAGATGCAGCATCCCAGATAGATACTAACTTTGCTGATGTAGCTCGGTCTTTGACTATGGGCGTAGAGGCTTCCACCTCAGAAGGCCAAGCAGCGCAAGACGAATACCTCAATAAGCTGAATGACGTGCGTAGCCTCGTAACGAATCAAGGCGATCAGTTAGACGCCAGTGTCCGTGACAGCTACACCAACCTAGCTAATTCGTTTGATACTCAGGGCCGCCTTATCGCCAACAGCGTAAATGCCCAAGGTCAGGAAACAAAACGAGCCATCGACAAGAATGGCAATCTAATGATCTCCCAATTTGATCAACAGGGAACTCGTATTAGCCAGTTTGGCTACGACATGAACCAGATGTTTAGTACGCTGGATAGCATCCAGAACAGTACCATTTCACGCACTGGTATGATGTCACCGGCTACTCAGCCGTATGCTTCTACTCGAGGATAAGTTATGATCCCTGATAATATCAGCGAGGCGGGTGTTCGCCTCGTTAAAAAGTTCGAAGGACTACATAAGGAAGGTAAGGATGGTCTAATCCATTCATATCGATGCCCCGCCGGAAAGTACACGATTGGCTGGGGTTCGTGCAAAGGCGTCCGCTCTGGTATGCGTATTACCGTAGAGGAAGCCGAGGCTCGTCTCGTGACTGATCTAGAAGATCACGCAAAGGCGATCCACCGCTATGTGGAAGTCCCTCTCAGCCAAAACCAGTATGATGCTCTGACCTCGTTCATTTTCAACGTCGGTGCAGCCAACTTCAAGTCCAGCACCTTGCTATCCCGTCTGAACTCAGGCCAGTACCACGATGTACCTAACCAGCTAATGCGCTGGAATAAGGCTCGGGTAGACGGCAAGCTAACACCTCTGCGTGGCCTCACACGTCGTCGTGCAGCCGAAGCGGCTCTGTTCTCAATGGACGCTAAACTGGCCGGTGATGGTGGGGATAAGATGCCCCAGAAGATCGAGGAAGCAAAACCCAAACCTTTGACCCAGTCTAAGACTATGGCTGGTGCGGGTGTAGCCGGTGCCGCTACGGCATTGAGCGAGATTGCTCCACAGATCGAGGCCTTAGTTCCATACAGTGATAGCATGAAGACAATCTTCCTGTTGTGTGCTGTCGGAGGTATCGCCCTAGTAGCCTACTCACGCTGGAAAGACAGCAAGGAAGGCACCCGATAATGTTCGGATTTATCACAGGCAAGATTAAGACCGCTATCATCATAGCCTTCTCTGTAGCCTTGCCTGTGATCTACGTCTTAGGCCGCCTCGGTGGTGGCCGCAGGGTTAAGAACGCAGTCCTGAAAGACGAATTAGAGGCCGCAAATAAGCGGTCTGACTTTTATAAGGCGATGCAGGGCCATGAATCAGATGTTCAAGCTAACGCTCCTCGTAATCGGAATGAGCTTGTTGAGCGGGTGCGCCGAAACGGTCTTTAGAACAAAGCTAGAGATCTACTGCCCACCAATTAACGATTACTCAGACCAGTTCAATGAACAACTAGCCGACGAATTGGATGCTTTGCCCGAAGATAGCTGGGCCATCCCAGAGGCTATGTTTGGATACATAAAGTTACGGGATCGAGTGAAATCCTGCCAAGAGGAAAAGAAAAATTATGGCTGATGTATTATCTACACAGGGGCTGATTGGCGATCCCAGCGCATTGCCAAATAGCGTGAACATGGTTGGTAACACAGACGTTACCAATGTGTCTGAAGACATCATCGGTGACCCCGGTGCATTCCTTGAGCGCAAAGACATGAAGCTGAGTGACGAAGTCCCTATTATCGACGCAGATACATCAGGGACCAATATCGACGGTAGTGATCCGAAATTTAGTACCGACACTAACGCACTGAGCAAAGACGCCGACACGGTAGGCTACACAGACACAGCCGTGAATCAGGTCAAGAAAGACGCCGAGACATTTGAGGCCGAGACTACATTTGACCGTGTAAGCCGTGATGAGAACGACGTAGACGCCGCTACAGGCGAAGTCAGAGACGAAGCAATCATCGACGCAGAAGATATGACTGTGGACATGACAGGGGCTGGTACAGGGCGCAACGAGGATGGTACAGTTAACCAACTCGGCGTGGCTGTTAACGACTTTGCCTCTCAGGACATTTCAAACGTAATCGACACCTCCACAGTAGCCGGTAAGATACTGGCCCAGACGCTGGGGGAAGGTAATTACACCGACTCAAAGCAGACCGTAATGGGTCAGCTAGAACTCTTATCAGAACAGTTCACAGGCCCAGACGGACAGCCTAAGATCCCTACATGGGCAGCGGGTATTGCCCGTAACGTGAACCGTACATTTGCCTTCACTAATGCTGGCACAGCCGGACAAGCCGCCATAGCCCAAGCTATGATCGAGGCCACGCTCCCTATTGCCCAGCAAGATGCCCAGATCTTTAGCAGCATTGCTATGAAGAACTTGGACAACAAGCAGCAAGCCACAATCAATAAGGCGATGATCTTATCCAAGCTCGAGGTAGCCAACCTAGACGCCCGGATGAATGCGGCTCTGAACAACTCTAAGAACTTCATGCAGATGGATTTGGCTAACATGTCCAACATCCAGCAAGCCCGAGTAATCAATAGTCAGTCTCGGGTACAGTCTCTATTAGAAGACGCTAAGATGACTAACGCCGCTCGTATGTTCTCGGCGGAACAGACCAACGACATGAATAAGTTCTACGATCAGCTTGATACGAACATCAACATTTTTAACGCCGAGCAACTAAACGGGATGAAGAAGTTTAATACCGGAGAGGTGAATGACCGATCCGAGTTTAACTCCTCACTCGAGAATGCCCGTGAACAGTTCTACCAGAACATGCAATACAACATCGATCTGTCCAACGCCAAGTGGCGTCAGTCGGTAACCCTGCAAAATAACCAGAACAAATTTGATGCCGCAGCCACCGACGTGAAGAACATGGTAGGCTTAACCTCCGAGCAACTAAACCAGATGTGGGATCGTTCAGACGCACAGCTAGATTGGACGTGGAAGTCTTCTGAGAACCAAGCAGACCGGGACATGAAGATGTTCCAGATGAAGATGGAAATGCAGATGGCCGCAATGAAGGCCAAGGCTGACAAGAAGAAGGGTCTATTTGGTGCTGTTGGATCTGTAATGGGTTCAGTAGCCGGGAGTATGTTTGGAAGCGGCGGATTCTTAGGTGCAGGTAGCTCTGCGATGAGTGGTTTAGGTTCCTTAATGTCGGGCGGAAGCGTTGTCAGCGGACTTACTTCTCTATTAGGATTCATCTCCGACGAACAACTCAAAGAGAATATCACCCGTATCGGAACACACAAGTCTGGCCTACCTCTCTATAAGTGGGATTGGTCCGAGACTGCTAAATCCATCGGCGCTGAGAAGTTCCACAACGTAGGTGTGATGGCCCAAGAGGCTATGAAGACACACCCACACGCCGTGTCACGTCACCCGATACACGGATACCTTACAGTTAAGTATGAGAGGCTCCAATGAGATTTGAAGAAGCCGTAATCAAGGCCATTCGCTCCTATTACCGGGGCGAGGTTCCAGAGAAGACCTTCGAGGTTTTCCCCGACATGAAATACACCCCGCAATACTTTGCAGAGTTCGAGAAGACTTTGATCGAAGACGTAGGCGACGAAGCCGGTGAACGCCTCGACGGAGAGGCCGAAGAGGAGATCGAAGATGAGGACTGAACCTGAATTTGATGGGCCAATCCCCGGCGAGAACTTCACCTCTGATACAAAGAACTACCCGTGGCACCGTCCGCCTGAAATTACAGACTACGACGAGGCACTAGAGTTTGCCGCTAAAGAGTTTAAGCAGCCTAATGCCCTAATTGGGCTAGAGACCATGCTGGCCAACGGTATCACAGTAGCAACTATGACCGACTTCTACCTTACCCGAAACGTGGGTCTAGGTAAGTGGACGCTAGACTTTGCCCTTGTGATTGCTGGCCCTGTGGCCAAGACCATCGAGCTTATCGCCGTTCAGGCGGGATACGACTACGAGATGGGTATTGATGAAGAGATTACCGTAGCTACCAAAGAAATGGTGGCTGACATGGTAGAACTCATAGGGGAAGACGAAGAGGAAGAAGAAGGCCTCGACGACACCCCGGGAGAAGTGATGCCGGAAGAAAATCCCGAAGAAGGCGGCGGTCTAATGTCCGCTATGTCAGGTCTGGATGGTGGTCCTGCCGACAAAGATACCCAAGACGAGATGCTTGGATACTCCGAAGAAGAGGAGCCAGAAGTAGTATGAGTTATGGTGAATACAAATTCGGAGACTTTATGAAGAACTACGACGTAGGCGGTCCAAGTGACGGCCTTGTGGGGTTCGCAGAAGGTTTTGCGGCTGGCTTTGTACCTGCATATGCGGCGTCCAATAAGGCGGCTGCCGACAAAGAACTAGCCCTAGCCAAACTAGATAAACAGGCTGAGATTGATGCCGCCGAGGCGGCGGCTAAAACAACTAGCGAATATAATGAGATAATGAAAAAGGCTAAAAACATTGTCTCTACACTGACATTGCCTACCGGGGTAAATTCTAATGATGCGGTGATGACAGCCTACACGATGCTTAGTGGTGGTATATCAGATAACACGGTATTCACGCAGTTAAGTAAGGCAATTGAGGATGGTACATTAGTGTATTCTGATGAATCTCCTACCGAGGAAACCCCACCGGCTGCCGCAGAACCCGTCCCAGACGACGCCCCAGCCTCACCTCTAGATCAAGAGATGAACGAAGCCTTCGGTGACCAGTCAGCCGTACAGCCAGCCCCAGAACCAGCACCTACAGTCGTATCACAAGATGATACACCGGCTGAGACGGACGGAGAGCCTGTACAAGAGGCCTCTCTCGGAAGTGGATGGGCGCAGAGATTTGTAGACCGGCAAGAAGCCCGTATCAGTGCTGCATCAGAGACACAGGTAGCAGCCCTAGAGACAAAGACTGACGTAACCAACCCAGATGGTCTGGGTGGTGGCTCTAGTAGTGCCGCTAATATCATCTTAGCAGACGCAGATGGTGTTGCCACTCCGTCAGAGCGTACCGCAGCGACTGTACGAACACTGAGGATTAACCCTCTGGCTAAAACTGCCGCCGCAGAAGAGATCGAAGTCAATAAGATCGATGACTACGAGAAAGCTATGGCCGCTGTTGTAGCACTAACGGGTGTGTCCGGTCAGGAAGACAAGCTGAAACGTGCCCAATTCCTTCTCAAGCAATTCACCAACACCCCAAAGGTTGGTGACATGAACGAACAGCAACTTACGGCATTTATAAGACAGACAAACTCCGTAGGTACTATGCCTCCTGAATATAAGGCAATTGACGCCCAAGTAATGAACTCACTTCGGGTACAGGCTGCCGACTTCCTCGAGGATACTCGGAATAAGGCGCTGCCGTCATTATCCACCACAAACCCGGATGAACTACGAGGTGTACAGAGAGACATCACGGCAGGTCGTATAACCAACGTGTCTAAAGTGTATAGGGACCAACTGGCTCAACGTATAGCGGCTCTAGACCTAAAGATAGAAGCGGAGCGGGTGGCTGGCCTCTCACCAGAAAAGACAGTCCAAGAAGCACAACGTGCATTTATAGCTGGACTATCCCCCGATTTGTCTTTCGAAGACAAGAAAACCGCTATTGAGAATTGGCAGAATACCGAGGGACAGTTACTTCTCAGTGTAATGCGGTTCACCGATAAACCAGATGCACCGCAAGAGATCAGCAACTTCGAGGAGGCGCTGGTAAATGAAGTCATGCGCACACCTGAATATGAGAACGCAGATAGTGCCGGTAGAGAGGCTCTACTTGTCCGTGCTAAAGGCCTACTCACTAGCCGAGGAAACGACACCTTAACCTCAGGCGAATTGGCACAGAATCTGGCACAAGCTCGTCTTGATCTTACCTCAAAAGACCCTAAAGTCGTGGCGGATGCACAGCTATATATCGATGCAGTTTACCCGACTCAGAGACAAGCACTAGCGGACGTAAGCTCTATCGGGAAAACGCCGAATAGAGACACGGTAGCCATCTTAACTGATGGTAGACGTATTGCGGTAATGTCAGACGGAAATAATGGGTACACTGATCTTCAAGGCAAACCCGTAACAGATATCCAATCTATTACTACAGAGGCTATGTCTGATAACACTAGGGCCGCTGTGACGGCCATTAGTGGTCCTCTAGACAAACAAGCCGCTAAGATGGCGTCGGCGGTCAACGTCGCTGTACAAGGATATGCACTCGAGAAGATGGCTACCGAGTATGAGGGTGTTCTAACCCGAGTAGGTGGGGCACAGGCCTTCCTATCAAGCGTAAGAGTCGAGCTAGGGGCCGCTTTGAATATCATTGGTGAAGCCAGCGATAATCAAGAGCTAGACCAAGAAACTGTCCTACAGAAAGTTAATGATTACCTATCCAACAGCGCACTAAGCGAAGAAGAAGCCGCAATGGTTAAAGAATTCATGGCTGCGTCTACTCGTTACATCTTTGCAGCGGGTAAGGCTCTCGGCCAAGAAGGTAATGGCTTCTCTAACCAAGACTATAACAATATCAGGTCCGCCCTACTCAACAGCAATAACCTGAAGAGCTTTGGTGCAAACATGCGTACCTTTGCTCGTGAGAGACTTACGGATGCCACGAGTACTGCTAAACAACTACGGACTAGCACCGGCGTTAAACAAGCAGAGTCCTACGGCGGCGTGTTAGGTAGCGAACTATTTACTGCGGACCAATACTTCACAATGTTGGGAGAAGGCGTACCAGATGCCGTAGATTACATGGCTTGGGCCTATAAAGGGGCACCTATTGAAATAAATCTTGCATCCGGTTCTGATACACCCGCAGGGCAGATATCTGGAAACCTGTTTAACCAATATGTAGGTATATACAGAAATACCCCCACCGACGAGGGGAAACAGGAATTTGGGAATAACCTTCTAATAGCACTGACCTCATTGCTGGGTAGTCCAGAGAAGGCTCAAGCTGAGTTAGACAGGATTATAGCCGAATCGAATAAAGGGGGTGAATGATGGAGCCTGAAGTAACCGTAGAATCCCTTTTGAAAATGGCGGAAGAGACAGGAGATCTATCGACAGGTGGCGAAAGCCCCTCAATAGAAGATCTCTTAGAAATGGCCAGAAAATCTGGGGACATGGAGAAACCAGACGAAAACCCACTCTTTACCGCAGATCAATACTACGCCCCGCCCAGTCTACTTCAGACTATGGGCATCACTAGCATTGACGAAGATGACCCTATCTATCGAAACCTGATGACTAACCCGGACTTCCGTGAGGCAGAGCCGTCAGAACGTCGTCGGATGTTTAGGATAGCAGTAGATGATGCTAACCAAGCCTTATACGAAAGGCAGGGAACAGAGGCTGACGTTGGGCCTATTGCAGATGTACTGGGTGATGGAACTAACCCAAGGTTTCAAATGGGTGTGGATGCAGATGGACAGGAACAGAAGTATGTAGTCCCGGCACCCAGCTCCCGTGGCGCAGATATGATCTTTGGTGAGACTGGTGGCAACGTGCTTCGGTCTATCACCGGAGGGGTAATGCAAGCCGGTAGAATGATTGCAGGTCTACCAGAGGCAATTGCCGATCAGGTAGGTGATGATGAGGAAGACAACGCCGTAAATACTACCCGCCAGAATTTTCCTCTAGCACCCCCAGAAAATAAGTATGATGCGATGGGTCAAGAGATCACCTCAATGATTGTAGGGGGTATCGGTGGCGCTGGGCTAGTCTCTAATTTGTCTAAGGTTGTTGGCCTT